TACTTTCACTACAACATTAACAACAAAACTTATTTATCACCACAATCATTTGGTAGACCAGACCCTATTGTAGAGTTTGCGGATAAACTAAAAAGAATGGGAGATAAAGAAGATTGGAAAGCAGCGAAAGCTATGGAACCAAAACTTCGTACTTTTGTACCTGTTGTTGTAAGAGGTGAAGAAGGTGAAGGAGTAAGATTTTGGGGATTTGGTAAAACTGTATATCAAGAAATCTTAGGTTACATCGCTGATCCAGATTATGGTGATATCACAGACCCTACAAGTGGTAGAGATTTAACAATTGAGTATAAATCAGCAGAAGAAGCTGGAACATCATACCCAACTACTACAATTAGAGTAAAACCAAGTGAAACAGCAGTTTCAGAAGATGCTAAAAACGCAACTTCATTCTTAGAAAATCAAACTGAAATTACAGATTTATATTCTGAATTATCTTATGATGAATTAAAATCAGTATTAGAAGGATGGTTAAACCCAACGGCAGAAGGTGAACAACAAAGTTCAGCATCTCAAACGGTTTTATCTACTCCATCTAAACCAGCTGCACAAGCAGAGGTTAAAACACCTGCACCAGCAGCAGCGGCTCCTACAACAACAGAATCTGCAAAGAAAACTGATGATGTTGCAGCAGCATTTGATGATTTATTCAATAACTAAACCAAATTAAATGGCAAAAAAGAAACAAGAAGTAGACTTGGCAGATATTCTGGCAGGTGAACTCAACAAACAAGCTAAAGATAACAAAGTAGCATTCTTCTTAGATGATGACAGTGCACCTACAAATGTAGATGGATGGGTATCGACTGGATGTGCTATGTTAGATGTAGCAATTTCTAACCGCCCTTATGGTGGGTTGCCAGTTGGTAGAATCGTTGAAATAACAGGTCTCGAACAATCAGGAAAATCATTAGTATCAGCTCACCTCCTTGCAGAAACACAAAAGCAAGGTGGTGTTGCTGTATTGATTGATACTGAAACTGCAGTAAGTAGAGAATTTTTAGAAGCTATCGGTGTGGATGTTTCTAAACTTCTTTATGTATCAGCAGATTCGGTTGAACAAATCTTTGATATGACTGAAACAATTATTGAAAAGGTTCGAGAAACTTCAAAAGATAGATTGGTAACTATTGTAACAGATTCAGTTGCAGCAGCTTCAACACAAGCTGAACTTGCTTCTGATTATGGTAAAGATGGTTACGCTACTGACAAAGCAATCATCATCTCGAAAGCGATGAGGAAAATTACCAATATGATTGGTAGACAAAAAATCTTGTTAGTTTACACTAATCAACTTAGACAAAAGATGAACGCTATGCCGTTCGGTGACCCATGGACTACTTCGGGTGGTAAAGCTCTTGCTTTCCATGCCTCTGTACGATTGAGATTGAAGGGTGCTGGTCAAATCAAAATGAAGATTGGTGGTAACGATAAGATTGTTGGTATGAAAGTAAGATGTCAAGTAGTTAAGAACAGAATGGGTCCTCCATTACGTTCAACTGACTTTGAAATCTACTTTGATAGAGGTATCGATAACTACGGTTCGTGGTTAAAGGTAATGAAAGATAACAAATTAGTAAAACAAGCAGGTGCATGGTACACTTATACTGATACTGATACTGGTGAAGAACTAAAATTCCAATCTAAAGATTTCATAGATATTATGGAAGAAAGAGAAGAAATTAGAGAACAGATTTATAAAAAGATATGTGAAGTACAAATCTTACAATATAAATCAGATACCAATACTAAGGATATTGATTCAGTAGTACATGACCCTAATTTAATACCAGAATAACATGAGTAAATTAATTACTATGTTGAGAAAAAGTGCCGAAGCTGATAAAGCTAAGGCACTATTATCTCTCGACTTATTAGATAAGAAGGCTGTTGGTATTGGTGACCACTCTACTGAAGATTTCTATAAAAACGCAGAAGAAGCATTAGAACTTTTATCTGGCGCATTAGATAGATTGGAAGCATTAGAATATTATGAAAACCAAGAACCAAACAAAGAACTTCTTACATGAAACAACTATACAAGAACATTTTAGAGTCAGTTGAAACTGATAGAACTCAAAATATCGATAAACACAAGAATTCTCGTGTACTTATTATCGATGGGTTAAATACCTTTATCAGATGTTGGTCATCGATACCAACTATGAATGATAATGGAGACCATGTTGCAGGAGTAACTGGTGTACTTAAATCAATAGGGTATGCAATCAGACAGACTCAACCGACTCGTGTTGTTGTTGTATTTGATGGTAAAGGTGGTTCTACTTCTCGTAAAAAGAAATTCGGTGGATATAAAGCACAGAGAGATAAAAACAAACTCAGAGTAAATCGAGCATATGCCGATATGATGAACGATGAGGATGAACGAGAATCTATGAAAAGACAATTCGTTTGGTTAAACGAAATGTTAGATAAACTTCCTCTCACAACTATGATATATGATGGTGTAGAAGCCGATGATATCATGGCTTATATTTCTACCACACTTTTAAAAGAAGATGAACAAGCAGTGATTATGTCAACTGATAAGGATTTCCTTCAATTGGTTGATGATACAACCATCGTTTGGTCACCTACCAAAAAGAAAATGTATAACAAATCTATGGTAAAAGAGGAATTTGGTATCGAATCAAAGAACCTTTTGCTATACAGAGTATTAGATGGTGATAAATCAGATAATATACCTGGTGTATATGGATGTGGTATAAAAACCGTAGTAAAGAGATTTCCTGAAATTACAGAAGATGTAAAATTAGAAGTTGATGATTTACTAAGGTTAGCTGAAGAGAAGAAAGATGAAACTAAAGGTAAGATTAAAATATACAAAGATATCATAGAAGCTAAAAGTCAAATTCTACTTAATAGAGAATTGATGCAATTGGATGATGTTGATATTAGTGGTACTATTAAAATGAATACCTTAGATAGATTCAATGAACCTATAACTCCATTAAACAAAATGGATTTTATGAAAGTTATTTTAAAATATAAAGTAACTGGTGCTTTTGGTGATATCAATGATTGGTTAAAAACAACCTTTGGAAATTTAATTACAGATTAATGCCAATAAGAAGAGGACAAACACATCCATCGGCAAAGTTAACTGATGAACAAGTTTTAGATATCAGAAAACTTTGGAGAATGGGGCATCGTAACATAAGAGTTATAGCTCGTAATAATAAAGTATCACCTGCCAATGTAGTTAAGATTGTTAAAAATAAAACTTGGCAACACTTAAATGAATTTTGGAGTGGTAGTTTATGAAAGAAGAAGGTAAACATTATGTAGATACATCTAAAATTACAATCAGAGAAATCAGTAAAGCAGCTGGTAAAGATATGATTGTAAAGTATCATTATACACACGCATTTTCAATGTGTAGATACGCTCTTGGAGTATTTTACGAATCCGATACCAAAGATGTGTTAGGTAACACAGAACAACTCATAGGATGTCTTATTTATGGTTATCCCGTAGGTAGGTCAGCAGTAACCTCAGTAGTTGATGGATTGGGTAAAGATGAGTGTTTAGAACTTACGCGTCTTTTTATACACGATGGGTTCGGTTCTAATATTGAAAGCTTCTGTATGGGAAAATCGTTTAAGTGGTTGAAAGAAAATGCACCTAATATAAAGATGTTGATTTCTTATTCTGATTCAGAACAAGGACATCTTGGAGGAATCTACCAAGCAACGAATTGGTTATTCCAAGATACATCACAAATACAACTGATGCCAAACTTTGGTATATCATTAACTAAAGACCCTTATAAGTGGATACATTCAAGAACTGTATTTTCTAAATGGGGTTCACATAATATTGAAAAACTAAAAGAGGCAGTTGGTAAAGATGGTTATAAAGAATTTTGGAGAAAGAAAGAAGCACCTAAGAATAGATACATTCAGATATTAGGTCAAACTAAAGGAGAAACTAAGAAGTTGAAATCAAAATTGAAACACAAAGTTTATCCTTATCCAAAGAACTTAGAAGATTATTTACCAAAGATAGAACACTATGAAACTATCGAAGCAGAAAATAAAGTAAATTTTTGGTAAAAATATTTTGATAATTAAAAAAGATTTCGTATCTTTACAAAGTAAAAGAGATAGATAACCTCTTTACATGGTTTGTAAATGACACCATTAAGTTCATTTAAACAATTTAAATTAAAAAAGTTATTATTATGACACAACAAAGAAAAGCTGATTTAACCCGGCTTATGGAGATGACTCCACCAACATGGTTAAAAAAAGAAATTTACGAAGAATTTTTAGACAAAAGAGAAACATGGCAAAATGAATTTTCAATAGCTTGGTCTCTTAATGAGCTATTAGGTAAAGAATCATCAAAGTTTGATATAGATGAAGGATGGGAATCTGCTGATGGGGCAACTTCCCCTGAATTTTTAGTAGAGAAGTATCTAAAAGGAGAACTTATTTCAGACCCAACTACGGGTCAAGACCCAAAAACTTTTTCTCCTGATAATCTAAAAACTGCTAGTAAGCACGCTGGTAATCAATGGGGATATAAAAAAGTTATAACTGAGATGGGTAATGATGTACTTATACATACACCATCTGCTTGGATTAACTTTGGAACATTTAATTTGATAAAAATTGGAGGTAAATTAGTTATAGCTCCTATAAATGTTGAACATAGATTATGGGGAATTATTGCATTTGCACTAAATCTTTGTACTTTAACAAGTAAACATTCGTTATGGTTTTATCATCAAGATTTACCTGAAGTTTATGATACAGAAATTGAAAAAATGGTTAGGGGTATCAAAGTAAATGATATGTATTTATCTGATATTGTTAAAAAATGTAATGAATTAGGAGCAACTAATATTACTGAGGATACAATTAAAAATAGATTTTTTGAAGGTAATTTCAAATTTTCATTTTTACCTTTCTTTTCTCAGAAACAAACTGAAGAATATTTTGCAGAAATAAATGATTCATCTTCAAAGTCAGTTGCTCAGATTTTTCACGCAGAACCACATGAAGTTCAATATTGGGCTAAAGATTTTTCTTCAGTTAAAGTAAGCAAATTTACTCCTTCTGATAAACATCTACATAATGTTTTTCATACAATGAAAAGTAATAAATTAGTACAATTAGATTCTTTAATGATAACACATACAGTACTTCAACATATTATGAAGAATGGATATATTCCACATTCAGATAAAGCATTGGTTAGTGTTTTTAATGAAACTAAACAAAAGGTAACTGATGAAAACAAAGAAGAAACACTAGAATCTTTAAATTGGTTAGATTCTGTACTATCTAAATCAGAATATCCAGTACCGATTACTAGACAAATAGCTCAACACTTTTTAAAAATTAGAAAGTACTTAGATGATTCAAATAAAATAATAGCTGATAAAGCTTTATTTATGGATGAATGGAATCAGTTTTTTGCATCTAAAGGTGAAAATTCTAATAATGGAAACCTAACAAAGTTTTTGGGATTCTGGCGTAAAAGTACTATTGATTCATATAAAGGTGCTTGGGGAATACTTTTAGATGAATTCATTAATAGAGGTGAAGAAATTGGTATAGTAACAAAATCACCATCAGTTCCTAGACTATTTACAGCAGATGTTACTTATGATTCTTACATCGAAAATAATAAATTGGATGTAAATGGTAAACTACTTACTACAAAACCTGCTGCTGGTCATCGTATCTCTGATATGGAATTGATAAGAATGACACCTGAACAAAGAATTCAAGCTTTTATCGATGAAGGACTTGGTGATACTTTTGATTTTAATAAAAATTGTAGAGCTATGAGTAAATACCACAATTTAAGAATGGGTGTTTTACGATTGAGTGAGTATTTACCGATTATAGATAACGATAAAGTGGTAAGAGAACTTCGTATTAAAAAGTACAATGAACTTAAACAAAAAGAAATACTAATATAGTATGAGTTTTTGGGAAACTAAAATAGATTACAAAGATGCTAGAAAAGTATTGGTGATACCTAATATCACCAATGCTTCTAACATCGAAAAGGATTCATTTGTGGATGTATTATACAACCACATTATTGCATTAGATAATGTTGGTGATTTCTTTTGGAATGTAATCTTACCAAAGCCCGTTAAGAAACTAAACTTAGAAAATGTAAAACAACACATCCTTCCATTTTCAGGTGATATGATGAATCAACGAGCATTTCCACCTGATTTTATTAAGTTAATGAAAGATGTTGAATACGATGTTATATATTCTCATTTACCTGATTGGCCTCAAGTTGGTAGATATAAAAATAATATCGATACCAAAATCATAGGTTATTGTCATTGGTGGGAATCTAAAACAGCTAATGGTGTTGATAGAAGACCAGGTAAAGCTAAGTGGTTATGGTTACCAATAGAATTATTAGGTGTATCTCAGATGGATACTTGTTACGTTAATACACAAGACCAGAAGAGTAGAATATTGGAACAAGCTAAAGATATATTTAATAATGATTTTGTAAAAAAGTTAGATGATATTCTTACTGTTTGGAATTTAGGATTACCTAATAAATTAATAGTTGATAAACCATCATCTGAAAAACGAAATATAATTGTATTCAATCATAGGGCAGCTGCATATAAAGGTTACCCTCGATTTATAGAATTGATGAGAGAATATAGAAAGAGAAGAGATGATTTTACTGTTTGGGTTCCACAATTAACTGGTAAATCGCCTGAAACTTGGATTGATAATTCTAAATCACCTAAACATGAATATTATCAGAGGTTACAGCAATGTAAAGTTGGTGTACAGATGAGGCAAACCAATTATGGTTGGAGTGTTAGTGGTACTGATTGTATGATGAATGGTACTCCAATGATATGGCAAGAATCGGATTGTTATAAAGAAATTGACCCAAATGGTATGTTCTTTAAAATGAAAACAGAATTCTTTGATTACTTAGATAAGATGTTAGATGATGATATATTTAGATTCGCACAAGAATTTAGAAGTATTGAAAGAGCTAAAGAATTATCAGATAACGAAGCTAAAATGATTGTTAAATTAAATCAAAAACTTAAATAATTTGTATCAAAACATTTATTACCAACGAGAAAAGAATTTAATCCATCTTTGGGATGATAAAAGAGGATACAGTTCGTTCCCCTACACACGATATGCATATGAAAAAGCAACTAATGGAGAAGCTCGTTCTATCTATGGTGATAAGTTAACAAAGATTTACAAATTTTCCAAAGATGATCCTGAATTATTTGAATCAGACGTACCCGAAACTACAAGAGCATTAGTAGATTTATATTCCGATTCGGATGAATCTTCAACGGGTCATGTTGTCCTCACATACGATATTGAGTGTGAGATGTTAAGTGGATTACCTAATCCAGAGGAAGCTAAGAATGAATTAACTTCTATTGCACTTCATGATTCTGCTACTAACCAATATTGGGTATTGGTGGTTGATAAGGAAGGTGATATGAAAGAAAAAACTACTGATAAAGCAATCGTTCTTCCATTTACAGATGAACGAGATATGTTGATGAAGTATTTGGAGTTATATGAGATGATAAATCCATCAATCGTTACAGGTTGGAATATTGATTTCTTTGATACACCTATGTTATACAACAGAATCAAAAGATTATTAGGTGAAAGGCAAGCAAATAGATTATCACCAATCGGACAATGTTTCTGGTCACCTTATCGTAAGAGATTTTTTATGGCTGGTGTATCTTATTTAGATTACATAGCATTATTTAAAAACTTCACATATACTGAATATCCAAATTATAGATTAGATACTATCGCTCAATTAGAATTGGGTAGAGGTAAGATTGAATATGATGGAAACTTAGACCAATTATTCAGAGATGATATTGATAAGTTTATTGAATATAACTTAGTTGATGTAGAGTTGGTAGTTGATATGGATAAGAAACTACAATACATTGATTTATGTAGAGGTATTACCCATGCTGGTCATGTGCCTTATGAAGATTTTGTATATTCATCAAAGTATCTTGAAGGAGCAATGTTAACTTATCTTAGAAGAAAGGGATTGGTTGCACCAAATAAACCTGCTGATAGACAAGAAAGAATGCAGGCACTTCGTGATAACAATGAAGAAAAGTTTATTGGGGCATATGTGAAAGCTCCGATTGTTGGTAAGTATGATTGGATATATGATTTAGATTTAACATCCCTATATCCATCTATCATTATGACTTTGAATATTTCACCCGAAACTAAGATTGGTAAAATTCAAGATTGGGATGCAAATAAGTTCGTTAAAGGAGAAGTTGATACTTATTATATCGGAGATAATAGTATATCCAAAGAAAACTTAAGAAAGTATTTGGATGATTCTAAATTTTCAGTTGCATCTAATGGTGTACTTTACCGAACAGATACGGTTGGTTGTATACCTGGTATTCTTGATTTGTGGTTTGCACAAAGGGTGGAGTACAAAAATCAAATGAAGAAGTATGGAAACGAAGGAGATAAAGAGAAATACGCATTTTTTCACAAACGTCAGTTGGTTCAGAAGATTTTACTTAACTCTTTATATGGTGTGCTTGGGCTTCCTGCCTTTAGGTTCTATGATGTTGATAATGCTACCGCTGTTACCACGACAGGACAGACAGTTATTAAATCAACTGCGGATATGGCTAACATCAAGTACAACAAGGAGCTTGGTGATCCTGATTTGGATTCTAACATATACATCGATACTGATTCTGTATTCTTTTCAGCAGTTCCTTTAATGGATAAACGAACTCCTAATTGGAAGGATGAGGAACAAGATACAATAGCAGGATATGTAAATGTGATTGCAGAAGAGATGCAAGATTATCTTAATGATTTTTATGATATCCTTTCTACTAAGATTTTAAATGTAGATGCTGATAAACATAGATTAGAGATTAAGAAAGAATATGTTGCAAAAGCAGGATTGTGGGTAGCAAAGAAAAGATACGCACAATGGATTATATCAGATAATGGTGTACCTTGTGATAAATTAGATGTAAAAGGGTTGGATGTAAAACGTTCATCATTCCCAAAAGCATTCCAAGATACTATGGGTACAGTTCTTATTGATATTCTACGAGGTAAATCTGAAACTGAGATTACTGATTTTGTGGTAGATTTTAAAGATAAGATGGCTAAGTTACCACACAAAGATATAGCAAAGAACTCAGCAGTTAAAAATCTTTCCAAATATATGGGTAAGAAAAGAAATCTGTTTGAAGTAATGAAAGGAACTCCTGCTCATGTTAAAGCTGCAATCGCATATAATGATTGTTTGAAACATTTCAAAACTCCTTTCAAATATGAACCAATGAAAAATGGTGATAAAGTAAAGTGGGTTTATTTAAAACAAAATCCACTTGGATTAGGTGGGTTGGCATTCACAGGTTATTCAGACCCACCTGAAATAGAAGAATTCATAAACACTTATATTGACCACAAAAAGATTTTCGAAAGAGAACTAAAAGGTAAACTACAAGATTTTTATGATGCAATCGGTTGGGGTGATGTAATATCCGACACCAAAACCGCTGAGAAATTTTTCTCATTTTAATTTGGATATTTAAATAATAATTCGTATATTTGTATAATATTAAAAACGTAAAAAGTAAATAATTATGGAAAAACAAAAATTAGATGGTTTCATTAACCGCTATAACCTCGGAGGTGAGGTTGAATCAGTAATGGTAAAATCAGATACTTCTAACCTTTCAGTTAGAATGATTTCTGATGATAAAACTCTTTTAGGAGATGTATCTGTTTCAGGTACTGAATTTCCTGATGGTGAGTTTGGTATCTACACAACAACTCAATTAAAGGGATTGTTAAGTGTATTGGATAGTTCAATAGATATTGAAGAAGCAACCGGAGCACTTAAGTTCTCTGATAAGGGAACTAAAATGAATTATATGTTAGCAGCACCTTCAGTTATCCCAGCGGTACCTGATTTAAAAGCTCTTCCTAAATTTAATGCAACAGTAACTTTGAATGATGAGTTCATTAACAAATTCATCAAATCTAAAGGAGCATTAGCAGATGCAGATACATTTACATTCACTTGTAAAGATAATAAGGGAGAAATAATCTTAGGATATTCTTCAATCAATTCTAATAGAATTTCATTATCTGTTGATTGTACTTGTGAAAGTGATATCGAACCAATTCAGTTTTCAGCTAAATATTTGAAAGCAATCTTAGTTGCTAACAAAGGTTCTAACACATCATCATTACAAATTTCATCTGATGGATTAGCACATTTAGCATTTACAGATGGAGATTATACTTCTAACTACTACTTAGTAGAGATAAAATAATGCAGATGAGTTTTTGGGAAACAGAACCAGCCAAGCCAGAATTTATATTTGAAGATGAGAAACAAAAACTTATCGATAATATGGACTATCTTATGACAATGACTGTTGAAGAACAGACATTATATAAGAAATGGGTTGAGCTGCAAGAAGATTCCATGATTCGTGATAAATCCACAATTGCAGCTTTATATGATATGCAATGGAAACCAACTGATATCAATAATAAAGAACAAACAATTCAAGAAATTCAATTGTTAGAACCTGTTGTTGAGATTGTAGAAGCAGGTAGTACTGATTCTACACGATGGACTTATCTTAGAAAGATGATTCACACTATGAGTTGGACTGCAAATCCTGGTAGAAATGTTAAGTTAATCATAAAAGATAAAACAAGTGGTAAATTATTAGGCTTGGTTTCATTAGCTTCTGATGTTACTTCAATGGGTGTACGAGATAATTACATTGGTTGGAATAAAGAAAATAAGTTTAAAGAAGGTAAACTAAATCATACCACAATAGCATCTACAATTGTATGTACACAACCATTAGGATTTAATTTCTTAGGAGGTAAGTTAACAGCAATGATGACTACATTACCTGAAGTTAGAAACTATTGGAAAGAAAAGTACGGACAAACTCTTATTGCAGTTGGTACAACTTCTCTTTATGGTATCCATTCTCAATACAATGGTATCCCACACTTTAAAACATTAGGTGAATCAGCAGGAAAGATTTCCTTAAAACCTGATGATAAGTTCTATGACCCTTGGCACCAATGGTTAAAAGAAAATAGAGCTGAGTGGTATGCTAAAGCAATTACTAACGAGAGAATTCGTAATGGTAAGAGTATGGGAACTGGTAAAGGTGCAAGTGGACCTGTTAGTGGAATCAAACAAAAGATTCTTGGACAGATATTTAAAGAATGTGGTATAAAACAATCACAATATCATCATGGATTCAAACGAGGTGTATATCTCGCTATGATGTATGAGAACGGACCTGAATTTCTTCGTTCTGAAATTGAAGAATCTGAATTAAAAATGAAAAAGAAATTCGAAGATGGAATTGACTATATAAATAATTGGTGGAAAAGACAAGCAATTAAAAGATATAGTAAATTACATGATAATAATAAACTTAAACCAGACCATTTATATTACATAGATGCTATTGGTATGAGTTGGGAAGAATGTAAAAACAAATATTTAAAAGAAGTAGGTAGATAATTATGAATTTAACAGAAATAGCAAACAAGTTTAGAGTATCCGACAATTACTTAAACTCGAAAGAAGATGGGTTACTAATAGTAGCATCATCATTACAAGATATTATAGGAGAAATGAACTCCGGTCAAATCGATAGAAATAAAAAAGAATCTTTAATAGAAAAATTAGAAAAATTAACTGATTTTTGTAAAGAAGTTAAAAATTCAACATTTTAGTATGGCATTTTTCGAAGATACGAATGAGGAAAATGTAAACAATAGTTTATGGGTAGAGAAATATAGACCTCGTAAATTATCAGAGTATGTTGGAAATGAACATTTAAAAGAAAAAGTTTCAGGTTATTTAGAAACTAGCGATGTTCCTCATCTTTTATTCTTTGGTAAAGCGGGTACTGGAAAAACAACCTTAGCAAAACTTATTGTTAATTCAATTGAGTGTGACCATATTATCATAAATGCATCTGATGAAAATAATGTAGATACGGTTAGAAACAAGGTTAAGAACTTTGCTTCATCAATGGGATTCAAAAAATGGAAGATTGTAATACTCGATGAGTTTGATTACATGACTCCAAATGCACAAGCAATCTTAAGAAATCTAATGGAAACCTTCTCACAACATTGTAGGTTTATTCTAACTTGTAATTATGTTGAGAAAGTAATCTCACCTATTAGAAGTAGAACACAAGAGTTTCAGATTGTACCACCAACTAAAAAAGATGTTGCAGTACAAATCTCACAGATTTTAGGTAAGGAAGATATAAAATTCCAACCTACAACCCTTGTACCCATCATTGATAGTTCATATCCTGATATTAGAAAGATTATTAATACTTGTCAGTTGAATTCATCCAAAGGAGAATTAAAGCTAGATACAAGCTCTATAATGGATTCGGATATCAAAACAAAAGTAGTTGATATATTAAAGAGTTCTGATTCCAAACCAAACAAATGGAAAAATATCAGACAAGCAGTTGCAGATTCACGAATACAAGATTTTACTGAACTATATTCATATCTTTATGAAAAAATAGATGAGTATGGTGGTTCAAATACCTCAAACATAATACTAATCTTATCAGAATCACAACACAAAGATGCATTAGTAGTGGATAAAGAAATAACTTTTATGAGTTGTATTATCCAAATAGTAGCATTATAAATTAAAGTTTGAAATTATTTGGATAATAAAAAATAATTTCGTATCTTTACATAAGTTTTAAAAAGAGTCAATGCAAGAACAAAAAATAGATACTTTATCGAAATATGGGCAATCATTTCAGAGTAAAGTAGTATCTGCACTTCTTACTGATAACAAGTTCCTCGATACAATCGGAGAAATAACCACTCCTAAGTTCTTTGAGAATGATGCTAACAAGTGGATTATATCTGAGATACTTGAATATCATAATGAGTACAGAAAACCTCCTACATTAGATGTATTTAAATCTCAACTATCAAAAGTTGATAATGATATTCTAAAGAAAACAGTTGTTGACCAATTAAAGCATGTTCATACACAAATTGGTAACGTAGATTTAGATTATATAAAGAATGAGTTTAGAGATTTCTGTATAAATCAAAATCTTAAAGGTGTAATTCTACGTTCAGTTGATTTACTACAAGCTGGTTCTTATGATAGAATCAAAGATTTAGTAGATGCTGCAATGAAAGTTGGTAATGAAACTAACTTAGGAATGGATTATGTTTTAGATTACGATGAACGTATGGAAGATTTAAAACGTTCAACTGTTGCAACTCGATGGGAACCTATCAACGATTTAATGGATGGTGGATTAGGACCTGGTGAGTTGGGAGTAGTTGTAGCACCTTCGGGTGTTGGAAAAACATGGATACTTACTGCACTCGGTGCAGAGGCTGTACGAAAAGGTTTGAGTGTAGTACATTATAGTATGGAATTATCAGAACACTATGTTGGTGCAAGATATGATACTGTATTTACTCAGATACCATCGGCGGATTTAAGAGATAAACAAGAAGAAGTAAAAGGTAAAATCACTAATCTTAAAGGAAAATTACTTATTAAGTACTTTCCACCAAAGGGTGTTAATGTAAAAAAGTTACAACAACACATTGAGAAGATGACTACACTTGGTAATAAGCCTGACCTTATTATTGTAGATTATGCCGATTTACTTCTCTCCAATTCTAGTAAGTCTGTTGACTCTACTTACCAAGAACAAGGGGGAGTTTATATAGACCTTCGTGGTATGGGTGGTGAATTGGAAATTCCAATTTGGACCGCATCTCAAACCAATCGTTCAGCAATTGATTCAGAAGTTATCGAAGCAGATAAGATTGCAGATTCATACGCAAAAGTTATGAATGCAGATTTCATTATG